AAGCAATTCGCGCGAGGAGAAAATGATTCCAAAAAAAATTGATGATATAAATGTTTAATTAATAATTTATAACCAGCAATAATTATTACATGATTTTATCCAATTTTAATTATGATACTTTGTCTGATGCCAATTTCCCGGAAATTTCACAAACCTTACTAAATAAGTGTTTACTAGTGGCCAATAAACAAAAATTTAGATTGGTGGAAATTGAATTTTATTTATACAGTCCAAATCATTCTGATCCCTATGTCCACCAAGATCCTGACCAGTTACTTTTGCACACTTTTTATTTCCACAAATTCAAAACCGGCACTTATAAAAGTGGGACTTTCAAGGGTATGGATTTTACTTTTGGTAATACCGATAAGAAAGTTTATTTCGGCATTCTCATTAGGGCCATCCAACATATCAAAACAGGTCAAGTCATTGAGGGACCATGCAATGTGGTCAATCGAATCTTAAATAGTTATCAATGTGATAGTATCATGGATCTGACTCATGGTCAAAATTTGGGTTTGTTCGAAAACGATGTTGGCTTGACTTTGGTCCCATCAAAATCACTAGAAGCCAGAACCATTTATGCCGGACCCAGAATTGGTTTGTCTGCCAAGTATCCCGATTATCAAAATCGATCATATCGGTTCGTGGCGGACAAGAATTTGGTCAAAAAACAAAGAAGCACATTAAAAGAAATTTAATAAAAAAATTGATTCGAATTAATATTGGATACTTTATTCGAAATATTCAATATTAATCATAACCCAAGCATGTCAGAATCAACCGAACTAGAAAATATACATGATGTTTGTAACCAAATTGGTACAAAATATTCATTGGCAGACTTAATGAAATTAATAGAACGTGGAACCAATGTTAATTTGCGAAATGCCAATAACTTGACACCACTCATGAGTTGTGTTATGAATTTATCTTGTTCCTTGGATGTGGTTAAGTATTTATTGGATGCTGGTGCCGAAATAAATGCCATAGATGACCGAAATCAAACTGCTTTGTTTAAAGCCATTGAAGTCAATCAGTCACTCGAAATAATTAAATTATTAATCAATCAAGGAGCAGATCCCAACCGGAAAGATTATGATAATTTGGTTCCATTGTTTTTGTCTGTTGGTCAAGGTCGAGTATTAATAACAGAATGTTTGTTGGAAAACGGTGCTGATCCTCATGCTGTTGATTGTTATGGTAGAACTCCTTTGTTCCACGCGATAGGAACAGACGCGGTTACTTCTTTGGCCCTGATAAATTGTTTGCTCGATAATGGAGCCATGATCAATTGTCAAGATTATAATGGTCATACTGTTTTGACATTAGCATTATGGGCATTGCGCAAAAATCGAAATTATTTTAATGTGGTAACAACTCTTATTAATTATGGTGCAGATATTTATTTGGTCAATAACAAAGACAAAATAATCATGTCTGAATTGGAAATGAACCAAGATAATAGGAAGATAATGGATTTGGCCATGAAAATTAATTATCAGAAGCATGTGTATCGATCTGTTGTTAAATCCGTACCAAAATTTTGTTCTAAATTTATTAACAGACCTTCCAGTCTCAAAATTCGATTACTTGGTTTGAAATGGTCCATGCACAATTACGAAAAAATTTATCACGAGAAAAAAGATTTGTTAGATTATTTAGGCGTGACCGATGTTAGTTCTTTCCAAATCAAAATAATGGATTTGTTCAGGTATGCAGATTAAATTATTAATTCAAATCAACAGTCACAATTTCTTCTTTTACATGGGAAGCAATTAATTTGTCCACATCACCTAAAGTCAACAATTTAATTCTGCTGCTAGTCGATGGAATTTTATGTTTAATATCATACATCACTTTGTATTTATAGTGATGATCCAACAAAAAAATAGGACAGGTTATTCTATCAAATAAAGATATTTCGCAAGGATTAGATGCCAAATACAAAGTTTTCATGGAAGGGAATCTCATTTGGTTAATCCAATCATAGACAAAATTTTTGTCACATCCATAAACAATGACATTTCCATCCGAGGCGAAAGTAGGTCCACGAGTCAGAGGCCTAATATCCCCACATCCTGCCACCAAAATATTTTTATTCAAAATTGTCTTGTTGGCCAGACTGGACCAAAGTTAATCCGTAATTGTTGCAATTCTTTTTGTCGCCATTTAAAATATAATTATAGTTACTATAACCGAAATCATTTTAAATCAGTTTCAAAAAAATTGATTTGTGACTATGTATCTGATGACAGAAAATCATTCACAAATTTTCATGTTAACTGATTTTTTTTGCAAATAATCTTGTCGACAAGATACATACGTTTCAATAAATTAGTCCAAATTCATGACAAATTTTTAGCCCGAATCACAAATTTGCATTTTGGATTAATTGATATGGTGAACCACTTGACGTATAGGAATCTGATTAAATATTACATGGATATATTGATTTTATAACATATGTTGGTGCTGATGCTGGATCCATCTGGAAAAAATTTAATGATTTATTCAAATACAACCAATAAAAAATTGATTTATTTTTTATTGATTGTTGTTTATTACCACAATTAATTTAGCATAAAAAATGGACGATTCTTTGTTCAAAAATTATGGTTACGGAAAATTATATTATGTGGAAGATCCAAATTATTGGATGTGTCATATCACCAAATTAATATATTTGATAACCAGACCACAATCGGAAGACAAATATGGCACAGTGAAAAAATACTTGGAAGAGCACCCACCCCAAAGAAGTTAACAAAGTTAGTCACGCCAAATGGACAGTTCTAATGATACTTTGTGCTACAACCACGGAAAAGAATCATTTTGAATTAATTCAATTATTATTATTGATGAAGTGTCATTATCATTGCCGTAACCTTGACGTGGACACATTCTATTGAAACATGCATTGACTATATCAAATTACTTAAGTTAAAGCACAAATTAGTGATACATGGTTATGTGGGTCTCATGATAACATATGCAGATTTGATTAATTATGTTAGTGCGATTGATAAATCATCTCTTGAAGAAAAGTTGAATAATTTATTTAAGTTTGATCAATGATAATTAACCAAATCCAAACTAATTTTATCATTTCAATTGGTAATAAAATTTATTGCAATCATCCGCGAATTTAATCCAGGTATGCAACAAATCACCTGATTTGGGTGAATATTCATCCAATGCAAAAACTAATAAATAATTTGTATTTTTTGCAATCAAAGTATTTCTTTGTTTGAATCCTCGTTTTATTGTAATATTAATGTTGTGCTTTTTGATGGGTTTGCCTCCAGTTTCTCTGGATGTTTTTGCCAGAACCAAAGATCGTGCCACCACTTTGGTCAAATCCAAAAAAACATCTTGTCCTGTTATCTCCTGACAATGTTCTAACAATGCATTAAGTGTACGTCCTTCATGCGTGTTGATATACTTTTTTTGTTTATGATCGAATTTTGATGGTAGATACAAATCCAATCCGCCAAATTCATGTTCCAAATAAAGTTGGACCGCACAATATTCTGCCCACGCGGATCCACCTGAGACCAAAATCACGTTAGATGGACTGACTTTGAGAATCGATTCAATGAAATTTAATATTGTTTCTTTAATGAACAACATATGATCTGCCCGTAAATGTTTGGCCATTGCGGGATCCCTACCTGTTTCACCAAGCACAGCCAATTTAATCATGACAAATGATTTGTTAAATTAATATTGAATCAAGTTTTAATATTAGTTTAACATTTTCAATTTTTTGCTATCAAACTTCTACACTAGTTCCATAACCGGCAGAATCAATCGTGATGTCCGGAATTTTTCGCAAACCCAAATTTTCCAGAATGCGATTGACCTGTTCTGTCCGTTCGCGACTTTCTCTCATGGCATAAGAACTTAGTCGTAACATGACCAGTGCCAAGATGCCCGTGCAACCCGCCACAAAAGAAAAAACAACATCATCAAAATAAGCCGTGGCAAAAGCCAAAATGGATGTCAATCCCATAATGATATGGGCGAGGGCTTCCAGTTTATCCCCAATGGATTTCCAACGAGATTTGCCATCAAGATTGTACTTGACATCGTCATAATAATTTTTTTCAATGAGCTCACTTTGAATTTTTTTAATTAATTCTTCACTAATAATAGTGGTCATTTTATTGTCCATGTTATTGGAACCTTTCTTGGTTTTAATTTTTATTAACAGCCATTAATAAATCAATTTTTCGTAAAAATTTTTGAAAAAAATGATTCGTTGAATTTTTAATCCAGCCTAATAATTACTTCACATTTGATTTAAATTTGAAGTAATCAAGTCGTAAATTTTAATAAATTTTAATTATCTAATCAAATTGACATGATAAACGTATAAGAATTCCTAGACAAATTGACAAATCAATTGTAAACATGTTGAAATCAAAATATATCATCAGTCCTCAAAATACAACGAGAAAACATAAGCTATCACAGCCGAGACAAAAGCCACAAAAAATAAACCTGAAACCAATGAATAAAGTGCTGTAAAAATTTTTTCCGCGGTAGTTTTTTCATGCAAGCCAATGGCCAAATTAGAGACAGTGAGACCAGCATTGAAAACAGCATCAGAACGATTCAATTTGAAAATGTAATGGTAACCAACATATCCAATAACGAGCAATGCTATCAAGATAATTAACAAAATAATGAGTGCTTTAATAACTCTCTTCTTTTTGATATGTCTTGGACTTCTGCCACAGATTTCATATTTATCCATTATTTTGTGTTATATATTTATATGACACAAAATAATAAACTCGCTATTTATGCTCGGCGGATATTTTTTACATCTTGGACAATTATTTTTTAACATCAACTTGCTCACTAATTGACCGTTATTAGGTAGGTTTTAGATGGTCAATGATCGTTCAGCTAACTTTATATTTTGGATTGCCCAATAAAATTGTAACGGTGCGACAAATTATAAATTTGTCAAAATTTTGACTCGAGTATAGAGTATAAATATATTCAATTTTGATAAAATATATTTTATCAACTTTATATATATAAAACGGATAATGAATCCCACGCAAGCTAGTGCTATTCCCAATTACTTCGTACTTCCTTCGTCCAGTGGTGCAGTGACTGACTGTGTTGGCATGAAATTGCCATCCACAGGTACAATCATCATACTACTGATCATTAGTTGGATCATTTATTTAGTTATTGCTTATATAATTTACTGGTTCATTAATAAATTCAATCCGGGCATGAAATGGAATTACTGGATGGTTTTGCTTATCCTAATTTTGAGTAGCTTAATTGTGAGTCTATTTGCTTGGCTCATTAAGTAAATTAATTATAAAATATTCTGTAAATTTATAAATGAGTTCAAGTCTCTCCTTTCCGGCCGTATCCTCGCAATGTATTGATATAGGAAAGATTACCGGAACAGATCTGTTGATAGTTCTGGTAGTATATCTGGTCCTGTTCTTTTTTGCTATTTACCTTGTTCAAAAATTCTTGAATAAAGAACAACCCCAGACTCCTTGGAGTTACTGGTGGCTCTTCCTAATTTTCATTCTCAGTGGTATTATTGTTAGCATTATTTTCTGGTTTATTGCCAAGGCCAAGTGAGGCGATTTATGGTGTCCAGCTGAAAAATTGAAACTATTTTTGGTATGAATAATAAAATACTATTATTCACACCAATTCATAATCAATGTCCGAAAATAAAATTCTAACAGGGGTTGAGTTCAAGGTCAAGTACGCGGACCATCAATTTTGGAAGTTAACCAATACTCATGAAATTGTTCGTGGATTGAAATTCAAATCTGGCTTAAATTGTGATCTCAGACCATTTAACCCAACAGGAAAAAATCAACCGGGAGGAATTCACTTTACCACAACCATGTATGTTCCATATTGTTGTCGTTTTTTGGATTCGGAAATTGACACATCTCACATTAGACCTGTTGAAATTCCAGATGATGCCAAGATTTATTTGGAAGGTTACCAATTCAAAGCGGATAAACTAATTTTGGGAAAACCCGAATCTTTGGAAAATTTTTTGGCTAACGAAGTGACCGATGATATGTATTTTGATTTGGTGCAAATTGATCCAAACATTCTAAAATGTATACCATATCATCGACGCAATAAAAAAATTTGCAAAATGGTCCTCAAACAAAATGGATTATTATTAGCCGACTGTCCTCCAGAAATCATTAGTCGCAAAATGTGTCTGAGAGCGGTGCGCCAAAATGGTCTGGCTCTCACACATGTTCCGACCAATTTTCTAACTATTGGATTATGTTTGGACGCTGCCAAGTGCCAAGAACAAGTCATTCCTCACATTCCGTCCAAATTCAAAACCACCGAATTCTGGTTAGGATTAGTTAAATATAATGGATTGCATTTGAAATGGCTCGAACCAAAATTCATGACCGAGGAAATTTGTATGGCAGCTGTGAAATGTAACGGCTTGGCATTACAATATGTTCCACTGAATTTAAGGACATACGACATGTGTTTGCAAGCATTTCGTGAAACCATTTCCGCACTAAACCATATTCCGCCAGAACTTATATCATATGAAATTGGTTTGGAAGCTGTTGAAAAAGATGCCAG